GGGAAATGAGCCAACAACCTTTCCTACAGGATCATCGACAGATATACTAAAAGTACCTAAGTAAGAAAATTTGGAAAATAGATAACGAAATTCCATTTCATCTGTTATTGTTGCAAAAGATTTAGGTGATACCAATGAAACGGCTTGAGGGTACAGGGACATTTTATCGATATGATCAATGCCATTGCAATTATTCATAAACTGAGTTGACTTCACCTTAACAGGTGGTGTGTCATCACAAACTGTTGGTTTGTCTAAACCAAACAGCGTAGCAACGGTTTTAAAACCGTCAGTGATAACATTTTTGGGTAAAATCACATCAGCTATCTTTTTAATCACACTGGCACCGCCACTAAAAGGTTCTTTACGAGCTTGATCTTCAGATTCGGCTCGAGAACGTATAATGCGACCACTTGTACCATTAAGTCTTGGAACTTTGAATTTACTGTCATGGAAATTAACAAATAATGATACATGAGTATCATCACTTGTATTTGCAGACAATTCAAAACGATTAAAGACAATCAAGTATAAAAATCCAAGATTGTCCCTAGGCGAGGTTTGCTCAGGTGGGTTCGTGAGATCCAACATTGAATAAGGTGTATTAAAAGGTATGATCATGTTTGAGGCTGTATTAGTATTTGGAAACAAATAACAAGTCTGGTTAATAGTCATAGAAGAAAAATTCGTGAGAATATTTGATTCTATGAATTGTGAACTTGTTAAAGGTACATATACCATAGCCAAGCATCCTTGCACTCCGGGTGAGGCTGCAAGTTGTGCGTTAATTTCAACATGACCAGACCAATACTTAAAAGCTTCAAAAGGAGCTAAAGTAGTGACATTATTCAATGTTAAATCCATAGGAACTCTGAATCTCTGAATTACAGAACCAGGTGCTAAACTAGTGGGTATTGGATATGAACCCACAAATTTATATCTATCTAATATGTTTTCAAGAGTCCAGCCGGGCTCTTTAACCACATCATCTGAATGTTGCAAGTCACTGGAATGACCATCTTTCAAGCTACTATTGGTTATGGGACGTTGGTTTAAAGCAACTCCCATCTTCTGTGTTGTTGTTTGTTGAACTGCTAGTGAATTCGAATCTTTTGCCGGAGTCGAGATTTCATTGTTGTTGATATTCATAATTATTAATCGTAGATTAGAGTCTTTGCGGACTGAGATTCTAAGATAAAATTAAAAACTCTGAGTATTCCTCAGTTTCGTACAACTCAATCAAAGCTTTTTCGGACAAAGGTTTGTAATTTAATACATTGAGATTCTTTTGTTCCAAAAAATTTTCGATCCTGTACATATATCTCTCATACACTTCGGGGGGGTGCAAAAACGCTTCTCTCTGAAAACCATGGAGTTTATCCACAGTCAACTCGTTCTCTCTTCTGTAATCTGATACATAATTTAATGAACCTTCCATTGAAACAGTTGATAGTGGTGCCACCACTTGCTTCAATTTTGGATTAAAATAAAACTTCCTTTTAAGAAATGATACCTTGTCAATACTTTTGAACATAGTCTCTTCTGTCCATTTAGAATTCTTATCACCTGGTGTAAAACCAAGATTTAGAAATTCCAAAGATGAATTGATACTTATTGGATTAAAATAAGGTCTCAATTGCACTGAAATATTTCCAAGTATATCATCACCATAAAAAGCAAACTTTGTATGTTCATTAAAACATGTAACAGTTTGATACTGTTTTGGCACATTCATATAATAACAATATGTCATATACATCTTATTCATATAAGAATTGTATACTGATGTTAATACTAAACCAGATGGTAGACCATGAGTAGTTATAAAACTTTTATCATGACCTCTAATAGGTGTAGATATTATACACTCTAGAATCTGATCTAAAATCTTCTCTACATCTTTGTCATCATAATTAGAACCAAAAATAATATTAAACTTATTACTATCAATCTTAACTCTTACTTTCAACCATTTATTCAATTTTCTCTGAAACATGGGATGCATGTTTCTATCAAAATTTGAATAATCTCCATCAAAAACTTTTTCATTCAATGAACAAATTCTCTCTGCTAACTTACCCCATTGTTTACTCATGGGGTTCACTCCAACCATCACTCCATTAATGTTTCTGTGTTTAAACACAAAAGACATGAAATTTCCAAAGAAAAATCTGAACAACAGTGTAGAAACTATGTGGTAATTTGTGAAAACCCTAACTTTCTTGGGCATAGAATTTTCACAATCATCCATATTTTCAACGTCCTTCAGTTCATCTTTAAGCGTTAAAGTAGCATAATCACTAAAATTATACTCGTTTTTGACAATGCTATCTGTAAACTCTCTTACTATCAACTTTCCACTGTTCATAACCTTTCCATTCTCATAATCCAAATAATCTTTCTTTT